CGGTCATGCCCAGGGTGCCGCGCTCAATGGCAACATTGCTGGGACGGGGGCCTGCTTGGGCCACCATCTTGTCAGGGTTGATGCCGATTTCCTTGTAGAAATCCGCCTGATAATCCGCGGGCACGCCTCCCACGGGGGCAGCGGCTGCCGCAGGGGGCATTCCAAGCACGTTACTTTGAATAGCGGCGTTGCTCGGCAACGGCCCCGTCTGAGGCACCATGCTTTCCGGTCGGATGCCGATATCCTGGTAAAACTGCGCGTCATAGCTCGTAGGCGCGGTGGTACTCGGAGCGCCCATGGCCGCACCCGCGTCAGGACCCAGCGGAGTCACCTGCGCGCCTTGGCCTGCCAAAACATCTTGGGCAGTACCAAGCTGCCCAATGCCAGTTTCTCCTCTGGGCATGGGAACTGCCTCGGAGATCGGTGCCTGCCCCTCCAGAGGAACCTCTCCAACCTTGGTGCCCTGGAGACCTTGAAGGGCAGCGGCGGAAGCGCCTGACATCGCGCCCATCTTCAGCGCGTCAACCGGCTTCATCCCTGTCACCATCCCAACGCCCGTGCCAATGGCAGCGGTGGACAGGCCAGTGTTCAGAGCGGATCCCGCAGCGCCGGGCAGGTACTGCCCAACCGCTGCTACAGGATTGGCACCCATGATGGTGCCCCCGCCGCCGATGTAACCCATGGCACCGGCGATTAGGGCCTCTTTGACTGAACCGCCTGCCATCAACGTGGTACCGGCCCCTGCTACACCTGCGGCCGTCGCCATCGACAGGCCCACTCCAGCTGGTCCGAGGACCAAGGCCAGTCCTACCGTAGCCAGGACTCGTCCGACTTTGCTGCTAAGAACCTTCTTAACAGCGTTTTTGATCCCCTTGAACAGCTTCTTCAGGAAGAACTCAGGCAGCCCAGTAGAGGGGTTGATTGTCCCAGAGCCCCCTCTTGACTGAAGCAGTTGCGCCTCTTCCGGGGTAATGTGAGCGAGCATCGTGTCGCCATTGCGACCCTTCGATGCCAGATACGTGGCCATATCGGCCAGCCCGCCACTGGCCATGGCCATTGGCTCGGGGCCCATGGCCGGCGGCTCGGACGTCATCGGGGCCTGGGCCCCTTGCACCTGAGACATCTTCAGTTCGTTTAGGACGACCAGCACCATGCCAAGGTACTCGGGATCGTACTGCTCAGGAAGATCCTCCGGATCAACAATGTCCTTCTGGATAACCTCTTCTCGCAGACGGGGATACTCGCCAGGATTCTGAGAGAGGTTCTCGAAGATCTCGATAAGCTGACTGAGTTCCGCAGGGGACAACTGGAGTTCGCCCATGCTCATGCGAAGCTCGTCTTTAAGCGCAGCAAGCTCATCCGGATTGACCATGCCCAACGCCGTCTGAGCGGCGTCGTAAGAATCTGCACTGGTCACAACGGGAGGTGCAGCAACCTGCTCCTCGGTCATGGGCATCCCCTGAGGAAGCGCCATGATGCCTTCATCTTCCATGATCATCCTTTCCGATGGTGGCCAATAGCTCTAGGGTGAGCCGCGCGCCGGAAAAGGACGCGTTATCAGGCCAAATTATCCGATAACGAAGCAAGATTTGTCCACCGGTTAGGTTCGATCCATTTCCATGTAGGACAAATAAAAATGAACTCCAGCGATACTGGAGGTGACCCTCAGCATGTCCCCCGCCTCCAGCACACAAGGGATCCCGCTGAAGACGTCAAAAGTAGTGTTAACAGTTAGAGATCGATCCTTCTGCAGGTAGTACGTTGTTCCCGTCCCCGTGTGGGTGACAGTGATCGAAGCCACACCAGCGCCTGCGTTGGTCACCCGCAGTGACCGTACAACTGATGCGTTGGCCGCGGGCACTTCATAGAGATCCGTGGCCGTGGCGGCAGACGGGATCAGAACCTTGCGGAAGTACTTGTTAGCCATTTATTGCGTCAGATCATAGAAGGACAAGGAACCCACCGCGTCTCCAGTCGTCGCACCGGAAACAGTACGTATAGCCACTGTATATACGTCGCTGACACCTGCGATGGATGCGCCCAGTTGCAGGTCAAAGTTGTATGCTGAAGGCAGGGACGTATTGGATACCCCAGAAGATCCAGTGGCCGTCACGTAGTCGGTCTGAACGATGGTCCCACCGGTAGTCGCCGTGGCCGAGACGTCGTACTCAACATTTGAATCTGTTGGAACCGCAGCCCAAGAGGCCGCCGTAAGTGTCGGGTTTTTGATCAACGCCACCTCGTAGTTCTGGCTCGTCGTCGGAAGCACTTGAACTCGGTTTGGCAGAACAACCGCTCCAAGCGCGGAGGATGAAAGACGGATCGAAACCAAGGGCAAAAAAGTGCCGCCGATCGTGCCAAGGGTTGTGGTGCGACGCGCCACATGGTCGATTGACGTCTGCTCAAATCCTCCCTCAGACACCACCGAACAGCAAATCGCTTTCATGCTGGCTGCAACCGCAGCGGTGGACGACACGATCTCGTACCGCATCGGCAATGTAGCCGTCGTCATGTAAACAGAACTGCCGTACACGTTAGCCGTGTGGAACGTATGACAGACAATGTACTGGCCATCAATAATGAACCCACAACGGACAGAGCCGACACCGAGCCACTCAAAGTCCATCCACAAAATCTGCGGCTTTGTCAGGTCCAAAGTCAGCCCACTGGCCCCCGTGCCGTTAAGCTTGTCCCCATTCCAGTCCGCTTGGTTCGCGAACCGCGAATCGGAAGCCGTGCCGGTCGTATACGAACGCATCACAAAGGACAGCGTAGATCCCGTCCTCTTTAAGAAAACACCGTTCTGAGCGTTGTAGTACCCAACCTGCTGCGTGAGGTTAGCGCTTGTATTGCCGTCCATGACGAACGTCGCAAGAACCAAGAGTCCCTTTCCTGGCTGGTACGGAAACGAGCGGTACGACTGACGGATCACGGAACCCACCCCGGCCCCCGTTACTTCCATCTTGATTGCAGCTTCGTTAGACAGGAAGGTCGTCGTCCCGGTTCCTGTGGTGGCCACATCAAATTGGTTGTCGGCCGCGTAGCGGTTCAGACTGTCAAACAGCGTGTAGGGCTGACTGACACGGAGTCTTCCAAAAGCATCCGTGTTAGTGCCGTCAATAGAGACTGGAACCGCCATCCCGCTCATGTCCATAAAGCCTCCGCCGTCTCCGTACCACGCATAGGCGGAGTCTTTGTCTTCGGTGACAACCGGAGAATACGTGTTGTTAAGCTGGAAAATGACCTGCTCAAGCGAACGCACCAACTGGTTGAATTGCTCAGGGCTGTAGCTCGAAGCAATCGCATTTGGCAGACGTACGTTTGTGATCTTGCTCATCGCAAGCCATCGGGCTGAATGTCAACTCGCATGGTACCGAACCGCCAGTTGCTGTCCAACTCGTCGCTTTCAATACGAAGCTGAACCTGCCTACCACGCGCCCGAGTATCTACCTTCTGCGTGGTCGGAGTAATCACATACGGATCCAACGAACTGGGCGTGGCAGGAGCCTGAGGGAATGCTCTTAACAACAAGCGCACCGTAAGGTTCCCAGACTGGTTCTTGAAGTCGGGGATAAACCGCTTCATAAACACCATGCTATCCCCGTCCCCGATATCAAAATATCCGGAGACGATGTACGCTTCAATGGGCTGATCTACCGCATTCACCCCATCTTCTTGGTTGTATACGCGTGTCCGACCTTCAGTCAGACCATAGATGGTCGCACCGTAGGAGGGGGTCGCGGTACTGTCAGGGTGATATTCAGAGGCGATGGGCTTGAAGAAAGTATTCACGTCCGTCCATGACGTACGTGCCATGGTTCCTGTCGACCACACGTTCTCTAGGTAGTTAAAGGTAACGAAGCGGTCAATAAACTCACTTCCGGCAGAGCAATACCACCACGTAACCTCATTGAACTGAGCGTTAATTCCCACATGGGCGTGGTATCCCTGAATCAGATTGATGTCCTTAAAGACATAGTCCTGAACCGTACACTGCAGCTTTTTCACCGTTCCATCGAACATGAAAAACGCATCACGGCCCATCCAGAACGACACCCCATTTACGTCCGCCGCCGCATGCGGGCCAATACAGCCGCAATTGGCCCCAAGCTGCTGGAAGCCAAAGGTGTACGGGGGTCCTAAGTACTGCTGACCATGCAGCGACGTATCCGTCCAGATAAGGATCTGACCACGCGACCGCACCGCGGTGACAATCGTGTTTCCGTCTGTTAGCCGCTGGCCCCCTGCGCTATTCGTCGCGGTGGCCACAAAGTTGCCGATGTCCTCTTGATTGGAGAACCTGACATACATCGGATCCTGCGTCGACGGCGTTCCAATAGTACTTTCTGTACCAAAGCACACCAGATGCCTGTCAGGAGTCGAAACCAGTGAAAATCGACTCTTGGTCGGTGCTCCTGCGATAACCGTCGCCCTGGTCAAAATCCCAAGACTTGGTTTCCACTCGTAGACGCCCCCGTCAAGCGCCTGGACGATCAGATTTTCCCCGTATGTATCAAACTGCCAGATACGAGGGAACAACTGAAGACCGGTAGAAGGAGGGCGAGGAGTGCCCCATGCAAACGCGCTCCACGCACCTACCCCCCATCCAAAGTCAATAAATGACTTGTCTGAGCCGATGTTGATTTGATATGCGGCGTTGGCCGTCCCTGCCGCCAAGGCAGTAGAGGAAGCCTGCACAGGAGACAATATCTTGTACGCATTGAGGTCCACCACCTCAATAATCTCGAACTCGTTTTGTAAGCTTGCGTTTGGGATGCCCCCGGGATTCCCTGTCACGGAAGACAGCGTCACAAAATCCCCGACAATCGCCCCATGCGCTGGGTCGTTTACAGTGACTTCAAACTGCCCGCTGCTGGTGTCAAACGTCACTCCTGTGGCGGTGGCCCGAATAGGCGTGATGTCCGCCCAGGTTCCGCCAGAAAACACATACAGTTTTCTATTGGTCCCAAGGGCCGCGCGCGGTGACCCATCCAACGCGGTCCACGTGAACACCTCGCTGGTGTATCCGATGAAATACGCTTCATCGTTATTGAAATTGGTCCAGCCGCCGAGTTTCTCGGGCAGGCCATAGCGGAACCGAATGTAGTCACCGTCGACCCAGCCGCCCTCCGCAC